GCCATGCAGCAACTAAGTCGGATCATAATCCTGCTGCACCGACGGGGGTTGTTCGTGCCATCGATGTTGATTCTGACCTTGGTGGGGCAGCCAATAACGCACACTATCTGGCAAATCAACTTAGAATCTTGGGCAAGACCGACAAACGACTGGCTTATGTAATCTTCAATAAAAAAATAGCAAGCCCTATCTTATTTTGGAAATGGCGTTCGTATCGTGGAATTGACCCACACACCAGCCATATGCATATCAGTTTTACTGCACTGGGAGATCAAGACAAAAGCAAGTTCAAACTACCAATCCTAGGAGAGTAATGAATATCAAAAATCCAATCTTTTTAACTGCTGGCGCATTCCTTGCAGCTTGGGCAGGTTCTAATTTTGATGTAGATTACCGGACAATTTTGTTTGCGGTTCTAGCGGGCGTGTTCGGATACGCAACTCCTAAGAAATGAACCAACAAGATTTCCTTACGCTTTACATAGCGACAGTTTCAGTCATCGGTGGCTTGTCTGGTTATGTCATTACTCATTTACTCGGCGAAATTAAACGTCTTAACTCGCGTGTCGATGAGATTTACAACATACTCCTAGAGCGATAATTTAATCATGGCAAGAAGAAAAGTCATCGATGTAACAGACTACTCAGCCCTGGATCAATACTGCATTGGCTTGAATGAATACTACAAGAGCCTTAGAAGAGCAGGATTTAGTTGCGATCATGCACTATTCCTAATCACTGCACCCCAAACCTATCCAGCAACAATACTTCCAACACCAAACTGGTTGCCAGAACAACCTGGCTATTACGAGGATGATGAGGATTAACCTTGAAAAAAATTGTCGTAATATCGGACTTACAAGTTCCCTATCATGACGAAAGAGCAGTTAGAAATGTTGCATCGTTTATTCGTCGATTCAAGCCAGACCAAGTTATTACAATTGGAGATGAAATCGACCTACCCCAAATCAGCAGATGGACAGAAGGAACACCAGGATGGTTTGAGCAATCACTGGGAAGTGATCGTGATGCGACTGTCGAGATATTGTGGGATTTACAGGTAACAGACATGATTCGGTCAAACCACACTGATCGTCTTTACAATGTCATAATGAAGAAAATTCCAGCATTCCTAGCCTTGCCAGAATTGAAGTTTGAGAAGTTCATGAAACTAGATGAACTGGGTATTAAATTCCATCGCAAGCCTTTAGAGTTTGCACCAGACTGGATAGCCATTCATGGCGATGAGGGCAGCGTGAAGCCCACACCAGGTTTAACCGCCCTAGATGCCGCCCGTAAGCATGGCAAAAGCGTTGTATGTGGACACACTCACAGGGCAGGGCAATCAGCCTTTACAGAGGCATCTGGGGGCGTTTTAGGGCGTGTTCTGCGTGGGGTCGAAGTAGGCAACTTAATGCAATTTAGCAAGGCTGGCTACATGAAGGGAACAGGCAACTGGCAACAGGCGTTTGCCGTGTTCTATGTGGACAAAAAGGCAGTAACTAACACAATTGTCCATATTGAAAAGGATGGATCATTCGTATTTGAAGGCAAAAGGTATGGCTGATTCACTTTGTGGCGAGGAATGGCTCGGACTTGAAGAGGATTTCGTTATCAAATCGTTATCAAAATTTGCCACGATGAGGTTGATTTAGCCTGTAATCGGTGCAACCCTTGTCTTATTCACAAACCCTTGTGGATAGATTCGGGAGAAATCATGGATTTAACTTACGGAGAATTATTGGGGTTGTTTCTTATGACTCCAATTGTTATTTATGTTTCATATTGGAAAGGCTGGAATAAGGGTAAGCGCGAGGGTTACCACGCTGGTCGAGCCATAAGCCGTATTCCTCAAAGACATCAATGAAGCGCGATGAATTCCTTAGACAATCTCAACTCATCGCAGTTACTAGAGATATCGAATATGGATCACCAAATGTTTCTATGTTGCGTATCGCAAAACTCTGGTCTGAATATCTCGGTTATCCAATCGACCCTCACGAAGTCGCAATCTGTATGTTACTCCTCAAAGTCAGTCGCTTATCGGAGCAAGCAGAAAACAAAGATAGTTACTTCGACATTATCAACTACGCCACTATTGCTGGAGAACTGGCAACTATGGACTGGGATGATCTTGATGCTGGTTAATGCCAAAAAAGGTATCTGGTGCGATTACCACAAATACCAATATGGTGCTACAAACCCAAAAGGGCAAGTGCAAGCCGCCTGGACAATCATTTCAGAACTGCCACGATCATCTAAAATTCCACGCCATTACTGTCAGGAATGCGCAGTAGATTCAAGCAAGTGGGCAAATGGAACTTACTTCGACCTAAAACAACAAATCCAATTCGCACAAGAGCGATACGGAACTACCCAAGGAGAATTTGATGGCATTTGACCTTAGTCAATACGAAACAGTTGAATCAAGATTAGAAAAGTTTATTGCAGATTATCCAGATTTTCGAATCGATACAGTTATGGAGAGTTTTACAAATGGTCAATTTATTGTCAGAGCGGCTATTTACCGCACTTTCGCGGATAGTTTCCCATTCTCAACGGGATACGCTGAAGAGAAGATTACTGATCGCGGTGTTAATTCGACTTCTGCGTTGGAGAATTGCGAAACTTCAGCAATTGGCAGGGCGCTTGCAAATGCAGGTTATGCAGCAAAAGGCAAGAGAGCAAGTCAATCAGAGATGGCAAAAGTCGCACGAGTAACAAATGACAAAGCAAGTGAAGCAATTGCAAATGCACCACTAGCAATCAATAACACTTGGGATGAATTTGTTTCTGATAAACCAGTACAGGAAGTTGTACCAATGCAGGATGCGGTTGAGTTAATTCAACAGGCATTCGGGGAATCTGAGCCAATTCCTACTTGCTCACACGGAACACGAAACATTAAGAACGGCGTTAGCGCAGCAGGTAAAGCCTGGCAAGGTGCAATGTGCGAAGTTCGCGGTGCATCAAAAGGTGATCGTTGTCCGCCAATTTGGTATGTAATGAGCAAAACAACTGGTCAATGGAGATTACCCGAGGGGGTGGAATAAATGGGTTATGGGCAAATAATCAGAGAGGATGGCACAGTCGAATTCTACGGCGATGTGCCATTACTCATCTGCCAAATGTGCAACGAAATCCCTAGTCAGGATGATGGAGTTTGGACAGTTAGTCTATCACCGCTGCAATGGCAATGCGAGAAATGCCATGCGGTGAATGGATGAACTGGACAAAAGAAGCCGATGAACTGATTTCTCAAAGGCATTTAACTGCTAAGGAATTGGCAGAAACTTTGGGAATCACGCCACACGCAGTTTATCAACGCAGATCAAAACTTGGCGTCAAATTCTGGAAAGAAACAAAAGCAATCAAAGGATCATCATGTCGATTTCCAGCATCATTAAAGTTCTACAAACGCTGGGTGTTGAGAAGGGATGATTACTCTTGTGCGTATTGCGGAGAACCAGCAAACGAGGTAGATCATGTTATTCCAAAGAATCATGGTGGTTCTGATTTTCCATCTAATTTAGTTGCATCATGCAGAAGGTGTAACAACTTAAAAGGCACTAGTTGCGCCGAATGTCCGAATTGGAGAAAACTAATTGAGCCAGCATAGAAAACATAGAGGTTATCGAACCCAACGAATTGTGAGCGATTATATGCGCCAATGGTTTCCATTTGCGGATTCTGCTGGTGCTGGTCGAACAGGATCAGATGTATTGAATGTTCCATTCGATGTTGAAGTTAAAGCCAGGGCAGGGTTCGACCCAAAAGCCGCAATGAATCAACTTAAGCATAGAGAATCGGGCAAATTAGGATTCGCAGTATTACGCTTAAATGGGCAAGGCGAGAATCCAGAAGATTATTGTTGCATCATAAGAATGGATGATTTAATGGGTTTGTTCATACAAGGCGGATATACTAGGAACTTGACACTAGAACCAGAGCGTTGCGACCAATACGGACACTGGAAGATAAAGAACCAGGAGTGTCCTCAATGCCAGTCTATGAATTCCAATGTCTGACCTGCATGGTAATCCATGAGCATTTCATCCCATTCGGGTTAGAAACTGCTGATCCTATTCACTGCCATGACCAAATGATAAAACTATTTACACCACCAGCAATCCATTTCAAGGGGAAAGGGTTTTACAAAACCGACAATCGTTAATTGGAGAAATCTATGACACGCCCAAGAAATACGCTCAAACTTGACAGCCTCATTACACTTAACTTGCTAAAGTGCTTCAGGCACTTAGCGCAAGCCGCAGCGCGGATCGCTTGCGCAGTAGTAAGTGTCCTGGGGATACTATTCATTAGCGCAGCAAATGCCGTTGCACCAATTCATGATGGTATTCAAATACAACAAACACCAAAGGCTTATGCAAAAGCCGTTCTTCCAATGAATCAATACAAATGCGCATTGGAGTTATATACAAGAGAATCTAATTGGCGACCTAATGCGAAGAATGGTAGTCATTATGGAATACCTCAAGGCAGAAGCATTTACTTAAAGACTGCCTCACCAATAGAGCAGGTTAAGTGGGGAATCAAATATAATAAGAATCGTTATGGATCATCATGTGCTGCACTTAATCACTTCAAGAGATACAACTGGCATTGATGTCTAAGCAATCAGCACTACGCAAGGATGGTTCTACTTATCAGTGGAGAAAGATACGCGCTCGCATACTTAAGAGAGATCAGAATACTTGTCAGAGATGTGGGCAACCAGGCAATACAGTGGATCATATTGTTCCAAGAACATTAGGTGGCAGTGACGAGCCTGATAATCTTCAATGTTTATGCGCAACATGTAATTATTCAAAGGGGGGTAGGTTTTTTGATAGTCCTTCAACACCCATGACCCCCCTTGGTTTAGTTACCCCCAAAAACGACACTACAACCCACTATCAGGCGTGATAACCTAAGTCATGACTAGATTCGACCAGATAGCCGCAGATAGCCCTGATGGGGCTTACCTAGGGGCGACAGAACCGCGTATTCGGTCAAAACCAGTCGATTTACCCTCACGCGGGCAGGAAATGATAGATTTCTGCGACTCAATCGGCTTCGAATTGTTACCCTGGCAAAAACTTCTGGCTATTGAGATGCACAGAGTCAAACCAGATGGGCGCTGGCACCATTCTGAAATCGGCGTGTTGGTCGCTAGGCAGCAAGGAAAATCTACCTTCCTGGCGCTTAGAATCCTATGGGGAATGTTTGAGTTAGGTGAGAAATTACAAGTTCACACGGCTCATAAACTTACAACTTCTTCTGAAATCTTCTGGAAGATAGATGAGATTATTCAGAACCATCCCAAACTGGCTGCGATGTTTGCCAAGAAGTATGAAACCAAAGGATCACAAGAAATTAAATTAATTGATGGCGCTAGATATTTGGTTCGTGCAAATAACTCAGCTTCACGCGGTATTGCCGCGCCAGATGTAATTCACTTGGATGAAGTCCGTGAATATCAAGACCCTGAAGTATGGGCATCGCTTAGATTTACCCAAATGGCTTCAAAGAATCCAATGGCGATACTTTATTCAAACGCTGGCGACCAGCATTCAATAGTTTTGAACAGAATGCGCGAGCGAGGACTTGCCGCTGCTGCTGGAAGTGATGATCCGATAGGTTGGTTTGAATGGTCAGCACCAATGGAAGTTCAAATTGGCGACACGCCTGAATTTTGGGAAGCGGTTCGCTATTCCAACCCAAGCCTTGGATATACAGTTCATCCAGATAACCTTCGAGCCATTCTCAATGATGAAGCATCAATTGTAAGAACAGAAGTTTTATGTCAATGGGTTTCCCAGATAAATCCTGCAATAAATCCGTCATTGTGGGATGCGTGTGGTGATGAGTCAGCAGAACTAGACCAGGATCAAGAAACCTGGATGGCTATTGACTTATCACCAGACCGCAGGGCTGCTGCGTTAATTGCTGGACAACAAAAGGGCGATAAGTTTATTGTGGTTCTACTTCAGACATGGGAAAACGCAGTTGCGATAGATGACAAGGCACTTGCAAATGATTTGGCAGTTTGGGTTCGTAAATATCCAACAACAACAGTTGCATACTCCAGACAAACCGCTGGCGCGGTTGCCGCCAGGCTTGCACCAGCAGGAATCCAAACAACTCCAATTGACGGCGCGGTTTATGGACAGGCTTGCGATGAAATGCAGTCTGGAATTACTTCTGGTCGGTTGATCCATAAACGCCAGGAAGAATTTACCAAGCAAGTTCTATCAGCAGTCAAACTTCCTTTTAAGGATGGGGGCTGGTATCTAGGAAGGAAAGTCAGCAATAGCACAATTTGCGCAGCCGTTGCAATGGCAATGGTTTCCCACTTCGCAACACGACCAGAATCAGAAGTTGATATTTTCGTAGGTTAATCTCGGATAATGATATACTTGTCCACTATATGGGAATCAAAGACTTCTTTCTTCCAACAACTGCACCAGCCGAAATGACTATTGACGCGGCTGCATATCCTGCGCCTAACAATGGCATCATTAACAATTGGCTTTATCCAGTATCAACTGCATCAAGAGCGTCAGCAATGGCAGTTCCAACAATCGCTCGCGGCAGAAACATTTTGTGTTCACTTGCAACACTTCCACTTGAGCAATATATAAAATCAACTGGTTCTCATGTCGAACCAAATCGCGTAATCAATCAACCTGATCCACGCGTTCCTGGTTCTGCAATTTACAGTTATGTCGCGGAAGATTTATTATTCCTAGGCGTGTCTTACGGAATGATAATGTCTATGTATGCGGATGGTCGCATTCAAGAATGGACACGCATCTCACCAGATCGCGTATTGCCAGAATTGAATCCACTTGGAACTGAAATTATTGGCTACTCAGTTGATAACAAAAAAGTTCCACCATTTGGCGTTGGTTCTCTTGTAGTGTTCAACGGGCTGGATGAAGGTTTTCTAAATCGCGCTGGACGCACTATCCGAGCGGCTATCGCATTAGAAAACGCAGCAGAACAATTTGCAAAAGAACCAGTGCCAATGATGGTTCTAAAATCTAATGGCACAAACTTAACTTCTGAAAGAATTTCTAAACTTCTTGAATCATGGCGCGTTGCTAGAACTAATCGCAGCACTGCATTCTTAAATGCCGATGTCGAACTTCAAGCAATGGGTATTGATCCAAATAAATTACAATTAAACGAGGCTCGTCAATATGTGGCGCTTGAATTATGCCGCGCATTAAATATCCCAGCCTTCTTTGCTTCCGCCGAATCAACATCAATGACCTATTCAAACGCAATCAATGAGCGCCGTTCATTAATTGACTTCGGCGGTCGCAACATTCTTCTTGCAATAGAGCAACGCCTAAGCCAACCAGATTTTGTAGGCGCTGGAAATTATGTGCGTTTCTCACTAGATGAATTCCTTCGCGGAAATCCCCTAGAACGCGCTCAAGTATATGAAATCCTAAACAGAATCGGCGCAATGAGCGTTGAAGAAATCCGAGAGGAAGAGGACTTACTTAAATGAAAGTAAATCTACCAATTACGCTAACCGCAGCTGATACACAAACCCGAACCCTTACCGGGCGCATTGTTACTTGGGGCGAAGAAGGTTTTACTTCTGCAGGCAAAACAATTTTTGCAAAAGACTCAATAACAATCCCAAAGAATGTTAAGTTGTTGCTTGAACATGATCGCACAAGACCTATTGGAAAACTTGTAAGTTATGAAGTTACCGATTCAGGTATTGAAGCATCATTCAAAATTGCTGGCACTATTGCTGGCGATGACTCACTGCTAGAAGCCGCAGAAGGTTTGCGCGATGGTTTCTCAGTTGGAATTAAGTTGAACGAATGGGATAACAAAGATGGCGCAATGGTTATCTCCTCATCTCAGATGATCGAAACAAGTTTAGTAACTGATCCAGCAATTGATTCTGCGCGTGTTACAGAAGTTGCTGCTACCGAAACCGAAATTTCTGAATCAACCGATTCAGATACTAAAACAGAAGGAGAAGACCTAGTGTCCGAAACCGCTCAAGAGTCAGTGTCTACCGAAGCGGTAGAGGCTGCAAAGTCAGAAGTAACTGTCAGCGCATCAGCGCCAGTTATGTATTCCTCACCACGCGTTAATCTAAATGTAACTGCTGGTCAAGTTGCTAAGGCTCAATTGGCTGCATCACGCGGCGACTCAGATGCTCGCGATCTAATCGCAGCACTACAAGTTGCAACAGTTGCAGAAAACACAGGCATGGTTCCACCTAACTATCTCCGTGATGTTATTGGAATTATTGACAACTCACGCCCATTCATTTCAAGCATCGAAACTGCACCACTACCAGCTTCAGGAATGAAGATTTTCACTCCAAAGCTAGGCGCACAAGCAACAGTAGCTCTAACTGCTGAAGGTGCTGAATTTTCATCAACTGACACTGCCGTAACTTTCCAGGAAGATACAGTAGTTAAGTTCGCAGGTGCTGGTCGCCTCGATGTAGAACTCGTAGACCGCTCAGACCCAAGTTTCCTTGATTTGTATATTTCTGAGTTGGCTGCAAGCTATGCTCAAAAGACAGATGCTTATGCTGCAAACATCGCTGCACAAAACGCAGCAGCATCAACAGGCGCAACAATCTACAAGTCAATTGCAGATGGTATTGCTGATTCATTCGGCGTAATGCGCATGACACCAAACCGCTTGCTAGTTGCAACAGGTGGCGGAGTTAATGATATTGACTTCAGCGGCTTGCTAGGTGCAGTGGATTCAACTGGTCGCCCAATTTTCGCGGCTGCTGCTCCACAAAATGCTAACGGCTTAATCTCACAAGGTTCAACTGCTGGAACAGTCGCTGGACTTTCACTTATCGTTGATCCAAACTACACAGGCAACGACGCAGGTGCTAAGTATGCACTTGTCTATCCTTCAAACGCAATGCGCTTCCACGAGTCAAGCCAAATTCAACTTCGCACTGCGGTAGTTGCAAATGGTCAGC